GCAACACATGGCCGTCTATGCTGCCATGCTTCTTGGGGATCGTCACGCGCCCTGTTGATCCCACCACGTTCGTGCCATTGATGCGGACCCACACATCAATGTCCTGCTCAGAGGCGTCAGAATTGGCAAACTGGCCGCTCCACTGGAAGTTGTACGTCCCCGCATACGCCGCAGTCATCCGAGAACCACTCGCAAGGCTAAAGCCCTGCACGATGTCCGTCGTATTAAACGTAAATCGCGTGGCCGTGTTAACCGCAGCAATCGTCTGATCCGTATAGTCCGAAAACGATCCGTACCAGTGCGCCCAGCCAGACTGCACCCATGCGGGACTGACGTAGGTGTAGGTGTCTCGGGTATCCGTGCAAAAGTACGTCGCTCCATTTACCGCCGTCGCTGGACGAGCGGCCAGCGTGCCAGACTGCACATGGATCGACGCATCCGCATCATGCGCGTTGAAAGCCGTTGCCGTGATGTTGTCGTTGGTCCGCACGATGTTGGCGTCAATCGAACTCGCCCCGTTAACCGGACTCGGAAACGTTAGCAACTGATGTTGTCCAACCGCTGCCACGACAGTCTCCGCTTATAGGTTGGCAGCTAAACGAGCGCCGTAGAACGTCGTATTGTCCTTGGCAGTGAAAAGCCACAAGTCCGTCTTGTTGGCCGTTGATGTTTGCGTAGGTGTCGTTCCACCCGGGAACAGCACATTGGTAAAAGCCAATGTCCTACCACCAACAGCGTCTTGCTTGATTGCCGCGATATACATGGCTGCATATCCCGTTGGATTGCTTAACGTTACCGTCGCGCTGCCAGTCAAGCTAATAAAGTTAAGAGAAGTCAGTTGAGCGGTAACAGAGCCAGTCCATGTAGGGCTGTTGAGTGTATAGAGCACATCTCTTGCGGCGATATACCAAGGAGGGTTTACGATAAGTAATGGGCCATTCACAGTTAATGTGTTAGTCGTTACGAGACCAGCAGAATTAACAGTAAAGCCCCCTCCACCGGCTGATATCGTTGAAGTATTGACTGCACCTGTCGCCGTCACATTCCCAGTAAACGTGGTGCTTCCCGGCGTTGTAGACAAATAGCTGATTTCGCGCCACGCCGTGCCGTCGTCATACCAGAGGCGCGGTGAGGTGCCGTCATACGTCATCCACTTCCGTCCAGCCTCCCCCGCCGCAGGGCGAGAGGCTGTGGTTGACGACTGCACATGGATACCGGGATCGCTGTCGTGATCGACGTATCCTTCTCGCAACGTGTTGTCGTTGCTTTTGACAATGGTCGCATCAAGGGCATCCCCGTTGGTCGGGTTGGTAAATGCCACGACGCCATGCTGTCCTACGGTTGTAGCCATCAGCGCCTCCCCAGCGCAAAGGTTTCCATCTTGAATCGGCTAAAGTTGGGGATGGCACTCCCCGAATCAACGATTGATATGTCGATGTAGTATCCAGTGCCGCCCATCTGCACCTTAAGGCTTTCGCTCATTGGACCACCCCAGACCCGCGAGGGGGACCATATGCCAAAGCCCCAGAGACTTCGCGATGACACGGGGAACGTCCATGTCCCCGCATCCGTATCGGTGCGCCATGAGAGCGCACACGATTGTGTCCCATTGAGGTTGGCAGACAAATAGCCAAATCGCAGAGATTTTGACAGCGAGTCGTCGCCGCAGTAAAGACGGCGCAGCCGCACGTTCATGGTGTAAATGATTCCACCCGTCCCGTCTGCCGACACATTGTCTTTGTGCGCGACGGTCGCATCGCCGTCGTTAAACGCATCGGTCAGTGTCACCCATCCATCTTCATCGCCCCGCAAGACGATGGGCAACCCGTTCGTGTTGGTCGTCTCAAACAACGCCGTAGTGTCGCCTGTCAACCATCCGTCAACCCACGGACCAGACCATGCGCGAAGAATCGTGTGGTACTGATAGCACCCAATACCGGGGAGGCTGATCCACAACTCGCGAGTAGAGCGGTTGATGATCGCCTCGACTTGTGCAAGTTCTGCCGTCGTCATTGAGCGGAACAACGGCAGCAACGGATCGGGCTGATCTGGCGTCGAGACGGGTGCGACTTCTGCTTCGGTGCAGCGGTACAGCCCACGCTCTGACACGAAATAGCAGATGTTGTCTACGACCGTGACTGACTGTGGAGCGATCAGTCCAACGTCTGGTGTCAGACCAACTGGCGACACCGTAATGTCGTCCTGCCCGTATCCCGTAATGCGAGAGATACCGCGCTTATGGAAGATCAAGAGCGAGGTGCCAACGCTGGCAATTGTCTGGATCGCTTCTGCCCCAAAGGTCCGTACGACAATCTGCCCGCCATTGGCTGACCCGTTTCCTAACGTGTCGCCATTGTTCAAGGCAGAATAGAACACGGAATCAGGGCTGCTCGCCGCCCCACACCCCCAGAGGCGCTGGTTATGGACAACACAAACGGTGGTGTCTGTCGTGCCGCTGATGTTCGTGGTCAGCGTCGTCCCGTTCCATTTGTTCAGTGCCCCACCATCCGCGATGTACACCACCTCGTTTGAGGCGTCGCGAAACTCAGCAAACGCTGGGATGCCCGTGGTAGCAAGTGCGCCAGACCGTGTGGTAAACGTTATCGGAGGCGTTCCATAGGTTGCGGTTCGGAGTACTCCGTTCGCAATAACCATGATTTCCGATGTCCCACCAGACTTTACCCATGTATACCCGTTCTGGATATCAGACCCAAAGGAGGTCGTGTGGAGTCGCTGCGTCCCACCACGCTTGGTGATTGCGCCAAAGTCGGTCAGCCGCGCATTGACCGTCTTTCGCAACTGATTTGGCAGCAACGCCAAATTATCGGAAACACTGTTCAACCCGCCAGCCATGCTTGGCTGCTCATCGACAAGCCGTTGCCGTGTCTCAGCCATCAGCCGCCACCCCATTCATACTTCTGATCGGGATACGCCATCATGGTCGGGTTGATCGTCATGCGGCGAATGTCGTCCAGCAGCGTCTTGCGGTCGTCATCGGCCAGTGCCTTAAGGTTGGCCGCTGCCGACGCTTCCGTGCCACCCTTGAGCAGCAACTGTGACGCCGCACTCCAGACCAAGATCAGGTGGGCGTTGTTCGGGTAGTCTACGGTAGAAGCCACACTCGCCAAATCGGAGATTGACGTAGGCTTGTAGTTCACGCCAACGTACAACGACTGCGTTGGGCTGACTGGCAAAATCTGCACGGACTGCCCAGCGATGTAGTACAGTCGCGGGTAGGTTGGGAGATAATTGGTGGTGGTTGCCAGCGGGACATCCTGAAACCGCGTCTGCCCGTACAGGACGTTGCCGTCGCTGACCGACATGATGCGGTAGAAGTTCTGCTGCGAGTCACCAGACCCAGCATCTAGCGTAGTAAACGCAAACTGGCCGTTCACATCGGTCGTGACCTGACGCTGGGCGAAGCGATAGTACGGCGCAGCGTTGAGGATGCTCGACCACTCGCTGTCAAAGACGCTGTTCAGAATCGTCGTAATGATCGAGTCTGACCACCGGGTCGAGCCAACCGCATCCATGTACTCGCGTGTATCCGAGATCAGTTGCTGAAGGGAAACGGCTGCCATCTCTTCTCTCCTTAGCTGGCTTTACGAGGACGCCCACGGCCACGACGGATCGTGGACGGATTGGCGCTGTCGAGCACATCCCCAATGGCGGCTTCTACGGCGGTCCTGACAACCCCTGTGTTGTAGTTCTCCACGGAGTTTGACAGCCGCTGGATGTCTTCCCGAGGGAAAGCGCGGACCATCTTCGACAAGTACGCTGGCGCTTCGTCAATCGAGCAGCCAAGCGGAAGATAGCCAATAATGTCGTAGGCCATGCGGGCATCATAACTCTCGTTCTGCACCCACTCCCAGCGACGGTCGTCAGGCTGCCACTCCATGCAGACGCCCCATGTCGGGACACCTGTATCAATGAGCCGCAACTTGAGTCCACCATGCACCTCCCGAAGCCGCCGCTGAATCTCAGACGACGGCTCGGGGATGCCCGCAGGATTCACCAGAATCACGGGCGAGGTCATGTTACTCCTGCACCAACAGTTCCACGGTGACCGTCACATCGTCGGGCTGCTGCGTGACCGACCCTACGGTCACCATCGCTACACGGATGCTGTCAGCCTGCGTCAGGGTCCGCTCGGCGTCCGTCGTCGTGGTCAGAAACACAAACTGCAACGGCGTGTCAGCCGTCTTGGTGTTGATGTCGAGACCCGCCGTGAGGGCCACCGCCGTGGCACCCGTCATCTTGAACAGCGTGACGACGCAGGACGTGGCTGCGGTCGGGAACGTCCCGGCACACAGGGTCGCCCGATTGACATACGACTTGGCAGGGAACCCGCCAATGTTGTGGTTATCCGTGCCAGCCGCCAGCGTGCCCGTGTTGAGTCGGCCACTGTTGAGCGGGACAGGCAGCGTCCCCAAGCGTCCCGGCTTCGGCGCAAAAAAGTTATAGGCCATCTGAAGTCTCCAAGTTGATCCCAATGGGGGGCAACAGCCGGAGTGCTGTCACCCCCCACCGCGACTTTAGATGTGGCTGTAGCGAGCCGTGTCGGTGTAGCCGGTGATGCTGCCGTGCGCGTTACGCGCCAAGCAGGCGAGGTTGCCGTACCAGCCATACGTCGTCTCGAACGCATCGCGGCCCTGCAACCAACGCCACGGACCCGCGCCTTCGAACTCCACGAAGCCCCAGTCCTTCGCATCCACCCACGACAGCGACGGGATGTGCAGGAGGTAGATCGTGCCAGCCGGGACGTAGTAGTCCGTCACGCACGGGATGCCACAGATTTCGATGGCCTTGTAGCCACCCTTAATCGTGGTGCCAAACTCGCCAGCGGTGAACCGGCGCTGCGCCACCATGCTCTCCATGAGCTTCTTCGCCAGACCGGGGGTGGTCATGAGGAGGAAGTCCTTGGGCTTCACGTTGGCGTCCTTGCCAGAGCGACCGGCAATGCGCTGGATCAAGTCCCAGATGTCCGATTCGGTCGGCTGGGTCGCATCCGGCGTGTCCGTGCCCGCAACAAGGCGGGTGGCATCCCAGATGCTGTACGTCGCGTTGCTGATGTTGTGCAGCGAGGCGTAGGCGTTGCCACGGTTGGTGATGTTAATCAGACCGTTCATGGCGCTGTTGAACGACGTGTCGTTCGCCGTCGCCTTGACAATCTTGTCGGTCGCGGCCATGCCCGAGATGGCCGTGCCCAGCGTCAGCGTGGCGTTGTCGCCGCTGTTCGTGATGGCAGTGATGGCCGAACGACCCAGTACGGCGTTTGACACCGACGTATCCAGCACCGCGATGTAGTCGCCCACGGAGAGGAGGAGGGAACCCTGACCCGCGTTTGCCACACCGTAAGGCGAGGAGACGATGATCTCGGTCGTGCTGGTGACCGTGCCGATCAAGGCCACCACACCGTCAGCCTTGTTGTGCAGCGCCTGCTGCATGAGCAGCATGGAGGCGTCCTTGATTTCTTCCATCGTCTTGCTGGCGATGGTCGTGAAGGCCGCGTCCTTGGACTGCGTGCCAACGAACGCCAGACCGTCCACCTGACGGGTGGTGTACGCCCGCACGATACCGACGTTGGCCTGCACTTCCGTCGCCGTCGTATCGGGCGGGAAGTAACCAGCCGAGGAGAAGGTGGCACCAGCCGGGCGGCCAGTCACCACGTCAAAGAACACGTTGTTGCCGCCCCACCGCATATTGCGAGGGCCACCAGAGCGGCCTTTCTCCAACTGGGCGAGGAGTGGGGTGACAAGGTTCTGCACCTTCTCACGGAACTGCGAGTACACGTTCTTCAGGAGGCCGGTTAGTTCGGCATCGGTGATTAAAGTGGGGTTAGCCACGGGTTACCTCTTGGAATGAATTAACGGAATGACGACAACGCCGTGCTCAACGCACTGGCAACGGCATCATCAACGGTGTTGCCCGCGTAGGCTTTGGGCTTGCCAGACGGCTTGCCAGCACTGCCAACGGGGAGGGTTTTCTGTCCTACGGCGCGTTTTGCCTTCTGTGACTCAATGCGAGCGCGATCCCGTTCTGCCAACGCCTGCTGTGTCTCCCGCTGGGGAGTTGAGGTGGTTGCGCGAGAGCGGCGACCATGCTGCGCCTGTGCCCAGACGGCCAAATCGTCGAGGATGTACTGTCGGACAGCATCGTAGCGTGACGCCGGGATATACGCCTCTCCGTTGGGAGCGCGTTCGACGTGCGCGTACATCGCCATCTGGAACTTCTCGGCCAGTTCTTCCGCAGGAATGGATGGCAGTGCCTCAGCAATCATGTTGAGGGCTGGCATCACTTCATTCGTGTAGAACATCTCGCCTTTCTCCGCAATCGCCGACATCTGGTGCTGGACACGAATGTCCTGTACCTGCTGTTCGGCGCGTGTGGCCCTCTGTTCCGGCGAGTTCTGTTCGCCATACGCATCGCGCACGGCCAATAAGAAGTCGTCGTCTAACAACAGCTTTTCAATCTGTGCTTCTCGTTCCGACAGCAGGGCGGCGAGTTCCTCGCGCTCCTGTTGGACCTGTTGAGACAGTTGCTCAACCTGCTGGACTTTCTGCTCCCGCTCTTGGTTGTACACGCCCCACTGCGCCAGCTTGACCACCTGATCCAGCCGATCTTGGCGCACCTTGCCGTTGGCCTTGTACTCCACCATCAAGTCGGGGACTTCCACCTCCCCTTCGGCATCACGAAGCGTGAACTCCGTTGCCAGATCGTCCGTCACCGTGCGAACGGCAACGTACCCCTCTGGCATATCTACTGGCGCATCAGATTCTTCTGAACCGTCTACGCTATCATCTGCTGCGTCTGGGGCCAGTGTCTCGTCAGCGTCATCCGCCGCCACATTATCCTGTGCCGGTGGGAGGGCGCTTTCAATGGCGCTGGAAATGGCTTCAGCTACGTCCATGCTCGATCCTATTGCTGTCGGGATAAGATGTCAGCTTGCTGTGCGGCCTGCTCTTCCTCTGGAATGCCAGCCAAACTCTGTTGGAGGAGGTTGGTAATTCCAAGAGGCGGGTTGCCACTGGCAAGCGGTAACTGTCCCGGTGAGATATTCGGTACACTGGCTGCGGAAGGTCCGCTTGCTGGGCCAGCACCAGCAGGAGCGCCCGCTTGCGGCGGTGCCCCTCCCTGCTTCTGCTGCGCTTGATTTGCCAACTCGGTCCACCGCGCCATAGCTGCCGCGATGATCTCTGGTGCCACATCGTCCTGCAACAGCAACTCTCGCTGCAACACATCTTGGTGGATACTCTCGTCATCCACCCACCGCATCTCTGGCACATCCGTCTGCATCCGAATCGCGTCCGCCACCCGCTTGGCCCGTGATTCCTGATCGTCGTCTGGCGAGGCAATGTTGGTCGCCACGGCAAACATCTGGCGACGACGGTATTCCTTCATGTCGATCACGCCCGTCTGGAGCCAGTTGTCGAGCAGGTACATACGGAACGCCATCGGCATGGGCATCATGCTGGTCGCTTCGACCTTCACATCGCTCTGCCCGTCAAAGTCCGACGCCGACACGGCACGAGCCAGATCGGGACGGCCTTTGCCAATCGCGCCTAGGGAGCGGGGCATATCGTAGCCCCACGCCATGCCTGCCAACGAGATTTTGCCCCAGTCCGTGTACGCCATCGCCAACGCACTCACGCACGGGCTGAACACCCGTTCGAGCTGCTCACGGCTGGCAATAATCGCACGGCCTGACTCGCCGGTGACCTGCCCACGGCTGACGGTATTCCAGCCCGAGGCGTTCTCAAACGCAGACTTTTCCAGCGCCAGCGCCTCTTTGACATCGTTGCCAACACTAAACCCGTTGACCGGCTGGATGCTGTCAGACATCGGACCAGCGCCACGGATTTCGATCATGGAGGTCACGCCACCCATGAACGTTTCGGTGGCAATCGCGTTGGGCCGCGTCAGGAATCGACCACCCGCGTTGACCCGGATGTTCTCGATCCACTTTGACAGCAGCGCATTGGTCCGCATCTGGTGGTCTACCCACTGCTCCATGATAGGGCGGGGGTAGTAACTGGGGTCGCTGGAACCGTCGCGGATGGGGACCACGGGAATCACGTTCCACATTAAGGGCGAGGGTCCAAACACGACTTCATCGCCAACGACCACCATCTGCAAGCCTTCGGGCAGCACATCGGGGTGCGGCTCCAGATAGACCGTGAACCGTTCCGTCACATCTTCATCCCGCAGCCGCTGGCCTTCGCCAATCGTCGTCTGCGAGAGCACCCATGCGCCGATCCCTTCACTTCCGCTGTACGTCGGGCCATTGCCGGTGGACATCATCGTATTGGCAGCATCCAGACCCGTAATGCCATACCGATACGCCGCTTCACTCCGCGAGATCACCTCCCGAATAATGACCCAATGCGGTTTCTGAGTGGCAGTGGCGTTAGGCGAGACACGAACCTGCTCCACCCGAAGCGTTTGGCAGCCAATATCACCCATTGGCTTCTTCTGCCCAGCGATGTCGCCCATGCGCTCGTCCCACGGGCCACGATTCGGATTCCAGAATTCGTGCCAGAAGGAAATGCCGTCCGTTTGCGCCCAGAATGAGGCTTCTCGCGCCATGCGCGACATCTCCTGCTGCTCATACTGGTACTCCAGCGCCATCTGTTGCGCCTGCGCTTTGCGCCGATCCTCTGGGTCTTGCGTGACAGGCGTGACCGAGAACCCCGGCTTCTGGTCCATCATGATCTGGAGCCGCTGATCCAGCGCCTTGTCAATCATGTTGTAGACCACGCGGGCGGCATCACGCGGGCGAGCGGGTTCCCGCCACGGACCCATGCCACTGGCAGAAATCCACTGCTGCCCAGCACGAAACAGGCGATTCCGCTCGACTAAGTGCAAGTGCATCTGCACGGCCTCGCGGCGGCTGTCCCACAGGCCACGACACCACGACGCCCACGCGGACGGGTCGATCTCTTCTACGTCGTCGGCGGCGGGGAAGTCGTGACCGTACAGCGCACGACGCAGCAAAGCGTCATTCTCTGACGCCGTGTTCGTGTTATTCGATGGAGGATTCGGAGCAACCTTCTCGTTCGGGCCGAGCGGGTTGTTTGACAAGCCTTCCATGGCACGGGCGAGTTCTGTCTCAAGAATCGGGCCTTCCAAGGTCGGAACCGTCGCACTCCCCTCATCCAACATCCCCATCGGATCAACGTCGTCAAAAAATACGGGTCCGGTCATGCGTCTACTCTCCCTACGCCAAAGGCGGCACGCACCAGATTCCAGTCACGCAGTGCGTCATACTTTTCCCGAATGGCCTTGACCATATCTTCTTGCGCCCATGCGTCAGGGTACTGCATCGCCACCGCAATCAAATCCTCGGGCACCGCTGCGTCATACGGGTCTTCTTCGACTTGCTCCGTTTCACGAACGGGCGCAAACAGAGAGACGACCTCCCCCAGTCGCACAATAGCAAAGAGTGCGACGAGGGGCCATGCCACGGTCTCAAGCAGGGGCATCATGCCTTGGGCGTCCAGTCCCGGCGGCGGCGACGAAAGAACATATTGACGGTCGGGGTAACGGGGGGTGGTGGTGACCCCCCCGCTCCCTCACCCAGCAGCAAAATTGTCAGCCAGAGCAGCATCAGGTAATGCTCTTGATCGGCAGGTACGCCGCGTCGGTCGTGATGGTCAGTGCGTTCGACCCGCTGGTCGGTCCCGTAATCGTTGCCGCCGTGTTGGTCGTGCGGTTATAGGTCTCCAAGGCGTCGATCTCGGCCTCGACTACGGCGTTGGCAATAGCGGTCAAACTCGACGTACCGTTTGGCGCACCCGCAAAAAGGACGTAGGTAATCGTGCCGGATGGCGTGACGGTCCATGCGTCTACCGTCGCCGTGTCGGTTGAGAGCACATAGTCGGTCACACTCCGCGACTGCCAGTAGCCCTGTGTGGAACCAAACGCCATCAGCGTTGCGCCGATTATCGTGTCGTCCGCAAACGTAGCCGCAGCCCGCAACACTAACGTCGTGCTCGTTGCACTCTGCGCCGTGCCACGGTCGATGATGCCAATAGCAGGAACGGCACCCACGGTGTCATGCAAACGATCCCATTCGTCAGCCGTGACCACAAGATAGTCCTGCCGAATCGGGATAGACGCCGTGCCCGTAGCACCTATGGCAAGGATACCCAGCGTGCCGGTGTCTGTCGCGTTAAACACACAACTGTAGTAACCGTTTTCCATGTGTGCGATGGCTGTCGCATCAGACCGTGCCGCAAACGCAGCCCCGTTCTTTGACAGCTTTGGCACAGGAGACGCCGCCGTTTTTGCTGTTACGCCGTCCGTTGAGTCTAGGAAAGGACCAAGGACGATGGTAGGCGTAGCACTCTGTTTGAGATAGCCGTTAAAAGCCATTAGCGTAGTCCTCGGTTATGATGCCCAGATGAGATAACAACGATAGCAGAACCAACAGCATTAAACGGTGCAATAATGTACGTTATCGTCGTGGTGCGACGGGCAGCCGACAGTGTGAACGTATACGCGGGCACGGACTCTGCTGCCGTTGTTGTTGCATCGCGTCGAAACACCTCAACGCTTGATCCTGCTGCGCTAATGCCAGACTGCGATGTCCACCCTGCCGGTGGCGTCACGCCGCCCGACGTGGTGTCTTGAGCAAGGGCATTGATAACTCGCCCATCGGCAGCGCCTGCCGTTAGCGCCAATGACGCTGCGGTAGTTGCTGACGCGCGATTTAACGCGCTTGCTGCGTCAATCGGCGCACTCTGGTTAAAATCACCACTCAACACGCGCCCCGTTGTACATCGCATCCCTGATGACGTATCAATGGTCACGCTGACCGTGCCAGCCCCCGACGCCCCCTCGGCAATAAAATAAAACACGCCGCCTGAGCCGTCATTTAAGCCAACCGCCCGCGCTTGCGCCACCATCACGACGGTTTCGCCGCTTGGGCCAGTGCCTGTGAGCGTAATCGTGGCTGCTTGCGAAATAGAGACGTGGAACAGCACCAAGTCTCCCACACTACACGCTGGAAAATTTAGTGCGTGTGTGGTAGAAGTGGTGCTGCTGTCGGTTGTGACAAAATTGGCAAGTTGCGGCGCGGCCATTAGACAAACCCTCCCGTCGAGAACGAAAAGTTGTCCATGTAAATCCGAGAATCTTGCACACCAGAATTACGGTAGCCGAAAAGATAGCCGTAGCGGAAGCTGTTCATCACCCCGAGACCGCTCGTAACCGCGTAGATACTCAAGTCGGTGCGGGACAATACAAGATCGTTGTCAAGCCAGAACTGTACGATGCCATCGTTGTTGGCTGCCGTAGCAGCTTTAGCGCGTAATTGATGACGCACCCAGCGCCCAATGTAGGCAGACGCTCCACCGTAGGCGTGTCGCACAACGGGCGATACCTCTCCAATGTTTGCAACATCTACCGGACCCAATGCCGGATCGGTGTTTGGAGGGTAGACGACGTTAATTGTTTTTTGTGTCTCAATGTAGGCGTTCTCCACCGTATTAGCGGCGGTGCCTTTCATGGACATACCGATCTTCACCGTGGTGTTCGGGAAGGAGTACGCAGGACCAAACCCACCGGGTCCGTCGTACAGACGAAACACCTTGTCGTTCGCTGTTCCATTGGCGGTGCCAGACGCTATACGACCACCATACGACGGTGTTTCCGAGCCGGTTGCCATGTAGACGTACCACTCTACAAACAACTCGGTTACTGACGTAGCAAGCGAAAAGTCAATTTCGTTTGCGCCCGGACCAGCGTTGTTGTTAATGCGGAAAACCCACTGGCCGCCAGTGTACGTTGGTGCTTTGAGGATAGGATGATCGCACGGATATATCTGTCCAGTGCCGTCACGGAAAAGCGTCACGCCGTTTTTTGTGACCGCTGAGAAATTTGTGCCAGCAATCAGCGACGGCGTGCCAAAGTCCACGCTCGCTTGAAAATTGGCAAGCAGGGTGCCGCCGCCACCACCGCCACTTGGAGCGGCCTTGACGCGGCTGACACGACCAGCAGGGCTGCTGTTTGTGACGACGATAGGCGTCATCGGCTAGTTGGACAGCAGGACCAACGTGGCGTATGCCGTCCCTGACGTATACGCAGAGCACCGCAGCCGCACACTCGACACGCCGACCAACTCGGTGCGGTACTGGCCGACTGCCGTGATGCTGGTCTCGGTCGCGCCACTCGCGCAGTTGATAAAGGCATAGGTGTTCCAGTTCGTCCCGTCCATCGTCACTTCGATCAGGAACGTGCCCGCAAACGTGCCGGTCAACTGGACGCCCGCTCCTCCGTTTGACAGATGACGGAACTCTGCTGTCACCGCTTGCTGCGCGGCGGTCAGCGTAGCGGTCGCCACGATCTTCATCTGGCCCATTAGTTACAGTCCCATGCCCGAAGGCTTTTGTTGATGCGTGAGTTGGGATCGTTCGCGGTCTTGGCGCTGGTCAGCTTGTTCTTCATGCCCGTCATTCGCTTACAGAAGGCGATCCGGCGCTTGGCTGACTTCGGGCTTTTGGCAGCTTCGGCGGCTTTGACAGGCGGCTTGATGTCTTTGCCAGCCGCACGCAAGCTCGCACGACCGGCGGCGTTAAGACCGCCATCGGGGTTTTGCCCTGCCTTCCGCTGCCATGCGGGCGAGGCCACGTTACCGCTTGACCTTGAGCTGCTGGTGCTGCTTAATCGCGATCGCCAAGAAGCCCGCGACCAACGCCTTGATAACTTCGCCGTCCCACAGCGCCAGATCAGTCGGGATGCCCACACCGAGGAAGTCTGTCAGCGCTGTGGCTAGTGCGGCGATGGCGATAGCCAACCCCTGCTTGGCATAGGCGGGCAGTGCGTCAATCAACGTGCTGCCCCGCTTGATGGCGTCGAGGGCAAACGGGGTGACAAAGCCGATCAGGATCGGAGAGACGATCTTGAGCGCGAGGGATAGAGCAGCGGACTCTAGCATCAGTCTTCCTCCTCTTCGTCTTCCATCTCTTCGTCTTCGTCTTCGTTCATGCCCATCTTGGCTTCGATGGCGTCTAGGCGTTCCATCAGCGCGTCGAGCTTGGCCGACAAGCCTTCAGGGCTGGTCTCCTTGATCGGTTCGTCGTCCTGTCCTTCCTCGTCCATCGGGTAGCCTTTGTCATCCCGCTTCGCCATTGCGCCGCGACCGCCCATTGGCTTGCCCATGCCGATTACGACCGTCATGCCGGATTCCTTCATCGGGCTGCTGTCGGTCAAGCCTTTGCGACGGAGCATGGGCTTGCGACCCAGTTTCTTGCCCAGCTTTGCTAGGACTGCATCCATGCCTGTCCTCTCCATGCGTTACCAGCCCGATCCGGGCAGTTGCGATTGGAAGTCTCCTGCGGGCGGAAACGCCATGGCAGGGCCGTTCTCTGGAGAAACATAGGGGTCGTCTACAATTACGCGCAATCCCGGCGGGGCTTCTGGGACGGCTCCCTGTACCCGATCCCAGCCGTGTAGCGCCAGCGCCACGGCCATCACGCCGTCGTCATGGAACCCGCTCGGGGCCTCATAGCGGACGCCGGTGGCCGTATACGTAAACTCAAACGCCTCCATCTCGCTGGTCAGCCAGCGGGCATCGTCGGCATCAGGCAACGTCAGTTCCTTGCCTTGGAACGCCGCCACCAGCCGCTGCATCAACCGGAGCTTGGACGATTGGGTGAACACATGAGGCGTGACGTTGACCCCCATGACTTGCAGATCAGCCACGATGGCATCGCCCACACCGGTCGCGTCAGCCACAATCGGCGTGTCTTCGACCTTGGCCTTGATCTTGGCCTTCGTAATGGCCCACGGGGCCTGCCAGCGGTCTAGGAAAGCCACTCGGCGGTAGGCGTCGAACCCCACCAGCACGGTAAAGTCCATGGATCGGGCCAAGTCCACGCCGTAGACCACCACGGGCTGGTCCGACAGCGGCCCAAGGCTGGCACGGATCGCCTCCAGACCGAACGGGTTTGCGCCATCGTCCGTGGGGATGCCTTCAAATTCTTGGGCAAACACTTCGGGTGGCAACTCTTTTCGGGCCGCTTCGACTTCTTCGGCGGGGATGTACGGGTTTTCCAGCGTCGAGGCCCGAAAGCTGGCCCAATCTGGGTCTTCGCCCAATCCACGGTTAAACAGCACCACAAACCCGTGTCGGCGGCCCTTTGGCGTGCCTAATATCAGCGCCCGACCCTTCAAATCGACCAGTGTGGGACGGATGGCGGCTTGCCAGACTTCCAGCAAATCACGGGCAATACCCGCCTCGTCAATCACCACCAGCGCATATTTGCGGCCTCGGGCGGCATCTGGGGTGTCCAGCGTCCAGACTTCGATGATCCCACCCGTCACCAGTTCCAACCGCTTGTCCTGCTCGTTCATCCGCGCTGTAATGGGCGCCAGCCGCTCCACCAACTCCCGCCATGCTTCTAGCGCCAGCTTGTAGGTGGGCGCAAACCAGCCTACGGGCTGTCCTGCAATCGCCACATCGCTGGCTTCCCGAATCCCACAGGCCGACTTCCCCCACCGTCTCCCGCACATGACCACCCTAAACCGCGCAGGGTGAACGGCGATCTTCGCCTGACCGGGGTGGCGCTTATGGAGGCGAACCTCCACCTCCGTTGCGCCAGATTTATGCTTTCCACGTACAGACGCCACTCGTTCCCTCGTTAACTCGTTAACTCGTTTACTCGTTTACGCAGCTACTCGTTTACTCGTTGACGAGTTTACTCGTTCACTCGTTCACGTTTACTACGTTCACTAATAACTAGTACCGTTAGGGTGACTACGTAGTCAGGGGTGACACTGGAGTCACCCCCCTGAGGGTAGCGCAAAGAAAGCTGGTCCACTGACCACGGCGCTAACCAAGGCATCCTTCCCCGCTGCATTCAGCGCCATCACATTTCTGACCGGCGCATCATCTTCCACAATCTTCACCGATAACGTCTGCGCGCCTTGGTGTTCCACCGTCTGCTTCTCCCCATACTCCACGGGATTCGCTTTGGCTGCGGCCCACTTCAGCGTTTCAATCAGCACCCGATCCATCGCTGTGGTGCTACTCGTACTCTCCCGCGCTACCAAGATCGCTTCCTCGGCAAACGCCTGTCCGAGCATCGTCTTGGTCCGTTGGTATCGCTGAAACCACGCTTCCTCCGCCACAATCCAGCGCCGAACTAGCCCTGCCGTCAGTGGCTCACCCAGCGCCGACGATACAGCCTTGACCGTCTCCGAGAGCGTATGACCCTCTGCCATGCCCTCCAGCACCCGCTCCACCACCGCCACCCGCTCCTCCTCCTCCCACTCCCCCCGCTTACTCCGCTTCTCGACCCCTTGCACGTCCATCCCACGAATCTTGCCCCCCATGCTAACTCCTTTGCTGGTGTTGACACAGCAACGTAGCCCTTTTGTTTTTTTTGCGCCAGTACCCACCCGTGTCAAAACGACACACTCGCACCCTATGGCTCCCGTTGACTTGTACCGTGCAACGGCTGACCGTGGAGGGGTGGTACCACGTTCGCCACTGCCGCTGGCGGGGTATACCCCTCACCCCTGAGACTCTCAGCCCTGAGAGAACGCGCAACCCGTTGCAGCGTCAGCACTTAGCCCACTTGCCAGCGTTGCCAGCGCCAGCGCTCGAACGCCAGCGCTGCCCCGTCTGGGCTGCTGGCTGGCCCCTGCTGCCCGTTGCCAGCGCTGGCAGGGCGTGGGCGTGGGGCGTGGGGCTGCTGCTGGCCCTGCCCACTACGGGCCAGCGTGGGGTGTGTCACTTTGACACGCTATAGATCGCGCGCGGGGGCGTGGGCACTGACACTTAGGGAAGCTGTCCCCAAACTGAGCAGCGTTGCCAGCGCCCCCAGCAGCAGCAGCGCCCCAGCGCCCCCAGCGTTCGAGCGTTGCCAGTCCAGCGCCCCAGCGTTGCCAGCCCCAGCGTCCCCCGTTGCATCGGCTGGCGGTGGGTGGGCTGGCAATACCTTAGCGCTAAGGGGTGTCAGTCCAGCGCCCCAGTGCCTTAGCGCTAAGGGTATTTCCAGCGCTTCCCCCTGCTGCCCAGTCCCTGCCCCTACATGAACGCCAGTTCATGAACTGCCCAAAAACTGGGGGCAGTTTTGAGAGCAGATTTGTGATATAGGCAATTTCCCCGAATGAACGCCGAAACAGAGGCAATGTCACAAATATTTGTGATATTTCGCCATCAGATTTGTGATATTTCGCCCTTTTTCCAAAAAGTGAAATTCCCCCCAGATCGACGAACGGGGTGATGTCAATGGCTCTGTACGGGGGAGGGGGGTAAACGCGTTAGAATCGATTTCGCTTTCGGGATTTAATCGGGCCAGTTTGGCGCTGGTTTGCCAGTGATTTCCACTGCTTTCGTTGACTGATTCGAACACTGAAAAGCGCCCCTATATAATGAGAGTCAGGGGCTGGGCTGTTGTCCCTTGTATTTTGCCCCCTGCCCTACCGTTGACATTGCACACGCCAGCCGATACCTTGACAGTCCAGTACCGTTGGAACCCGCAAGACAACCCCCGCCAGAGGAACCCTATGTCTACCCCGTTGCCCCGTACCCCGTTAACTGGCACCGTTGGCATTGTGTCAGGGCGAAGACTGAAGCTGGGCAGTGATTACCAAATCACGCCCATCACGATGCTTCATACAGATTCAGCAGCAACCCGACAGAAGCTGGCCGACAATGGATATAAGGGGGACACTTCTCGGCTGCACATTGATATATCGAACGTGCTAATCCCTGCCGATAGCTGGGGTATCGTCGTCGATTGTGAGCATTACTACGGTACCCTTGAAATCATTTTCGTATTTCAACGGGGGAAGGAATCAGTAGCCGTTCACCTAGCAAAGCTGCCAGCCGAAAAAATCATCACCAGCCGTGGCGCGCCCCCGATGGTAGGGGAGAATTATCCGGCCCCGAAAGCTGCCCCCAGCGCTACCCCTGCCCCCGTCCAGTCCCCCACCCCAGCCCCCGCCGCTATGTCCCCCGCCACTGCTGCCCCCGTTGCCTCCGGTTTCGACGCCCTGATCGCTGGCGTTGTTTCCCAGCTTGTCGAAACTCGGATTTCAGAATTAGAGGCGAAAGTTGCCAGCGCTGCTGCCCCTGCTGGCCCGTCAGTCGTTCACGTCCAGATCAATCAAGCTGAACCCCGTCCCCTTTCTGCTGCCCGTTCCCACGCCATGTTGGGCAAGCTGTTGCCCCTGCTGGGGGCTGTCAGCCCTGCCACTGGCAAACGGTTAAACGTTATGCTGGTGGGGCCTGCTGGCACTGGCAAGACGACGCTGGCGTCTCAAGCTGCTGAGGCGTTCGGGGTGCCTTTTGGTACGGTCAATGGCTCTGCTGGGCTGACGGAAGGGCGGTTACTGGGCACGATGACGCCGAACCTTTCAACGGGGGAGCAAGTCTACGCCCCGTCTCAGCTAGTGCGCTGCTATCGTGACGGGGGCGTCTATCTCATGGACGAAATCGACGCCATGGATGAAAACGTCATGTTGAGCGTGAACAATCTGGTAGACTCTACCAAGTGGCAAGCGCCTGACGGCCAGTGGGTTGCCCGTCATTCTGATTTCTATCTGTTGAGCGCTGCTAATACGTTCGGGCTGGGGGCAAACCGTTTGTACTCTGGACGGACTCAACTGGACGCGTCGTCTGTTGATCGCTGGTTTCAGGTTGAAGTGGGCTATGATCTGGCCCTTGAGCGTTCGCTGTGCGTCACGTCGGCGATTGTAGACCGCATCCATGCAGCCCGTGAAGTACTGGCCCAGCGTCCCCAGATTCGGCGCTGGCTGACGATGCGGGGGCTGCTGACGGCTGATCTGCTGGTCAACCAATGTGCCTACACGGTGCCCGAAGCGCTCAAGGCCATTACGCAAAGCTGGACGACGGAAGATCGTCAGGCGTGCGGACTATGATTACTCAAGAGACTGGCAAGGGAATGACGGTACTACGGGTACCGTCCCCTCTGGACCTTCCTACGCTGCTGACGGGGGACCAAGTGCCCCCCGTCAACGCCCAGAAATTTGACGGACTACGGGGGAACTGGTCCGGCATTCATACGGGCTGGCAGTGGGGCGACGTGGCCAGCCTAGACGACGTTAAGGCACTGTTTGCGGCTGGCTGGGACGCTGGGGCTGAGAAAGCACGGGGGGCCATTGCGGCCCTGCCGCTGGCTGACCTGACGCCTGAAGCGCTGGTTATGCGTCGCCGCCGCGTCTACCGTGACGCTGGCGACACGGTGCGCGTGGAATCGGCGTTAGCTGGGGACTGGGATCGTGCATTCGAAGGACGGGCCAAGCGCTTGTCGTCTGCCCCTGCTGCCCTCTCTATCGCTTGCGCTTTCGGCGCTTGCGGGGGGACCAGTCACGATGACTTTTTTTGGACGGGCGTCCAAATGGCTTGCCTAACTGACCTTCTTGAAGGGCAGGGCTGGCGTGTCGAACTACGGGCAGTCAAAGCGAACGAAATGGGCAGCGCTGGTACGCACATTCAGGATATCACGGTTAAGCTGGCTGATCAGCCCATGCGCGATGACGCGGTTATGGCCCTCTTCGGTCACGCTGGCGTGTACCGCGTCTACGGCTGGGCAGGGAACTACCATACGTCGATCAAAGTGCCCTACGGCATGGGCACTGTCCTGACGGGGCACGATCTGACGGCAGCCGTTGCTAAAGCTGCTGACGCTGGCATGGTCCACCCCGTTAGCCTGATCGTGCCGCAAGCGTACAGCCGCTACGCTGCCATCGCGAACCTACGGGCAGCGCTGGCCAGCGTTCGAGCGCTGGCAACGGGGGCAGCAGCGTAGGGGCTGGGCAGGGCTGGCAAGCGCTGCCAGCGTAGCAAACCGACAAACGGGGGCCAGCCTAGCAAGCTGCCCCCGTTCTGGCGTCTACGGGGCTGCTACGGGCCATTACGGGCCAGCGTGTGTAACGCTGGCAAGCTGCTTCAACCCTGCCACTGGCAACGGCTGGCGCTGCTGCTGCTGGCAACGCTGGACGCTGGCAACGGCTGGGGCTGGCAAGCTGTCCCACTGGCAACGCTGCCCAGTGCCAGCCAGCAGGGCCAGCGTAGGGGCTGGCAAGCTGCCCACGCTGGCAAGCTGGGGACGCTGGCAGGGCAGGGGCAACGGCTGGCAAGCGTTGGCACTGGCAAACGACTAACCCGTTGACTGGCAACGTGTTAACGCTGGCAACGGGTAGCGCTGGCAAGCGCTGGCCAACGCTGGCAAGCGCCCGAAAAGCGCGGGAACCCGACGCCGGGGGACCACCCAGACAGCCTCCGTCATATATCCCCGACCTATCCGCTATACCCCCTACTAAGGCGTCTCCGCGCAGGTGCGCCCGCGTATACCCGCGTAGGCCCCTACTAGGGCGTCTCCGCGAGCGGGTGCCCGCGAACGTCCTACTAGGTGATCTCCGCGAGCGGGCGAACGGACGGGAAACTTTCGTGAAGATTGCTGTTGACATTAGCGGGGCGTGTTTGTATTGTTGACTCAAGCCGCACGACGTTCTTTCTAAACCACTAGCCCTACCCGCCATGCCTAACGCTTTCCGCATCACCAGCCAGACCGCCGAAGCAGTCCAGATTCCCCTCGGTTTGAAATCACTTCAGAAAGAAGTGGGGGGATATATCGAAGCGGCATTTACGGTGCCGTCTCCCGATGGCGGGAGCCGTTTCGTGACGGGATACGTCAATGAGGAAGGGCTGCTGCTGGGCCTCCCGATGTGCCTCATTACGGCTGACGGAGGCTCCTACAGTGGCCCGTGCATCATCGTAGGGCTGGATTACAGCACGGGCGACACGGTGCCGCTGTCGGCTACCGAACTGGCTTGGGTGTCTGAAAACTGTGGGCTGGTTATGGAAATGACCCCCGCAGGGCTGGACACGATGCGCGTCTGGGGACTGGATTTGACCTCCGCTAAGGAGGTGGCAGCATGAGCGCCAACATAAATTAGGCTCTATTGTTGACACCTGGGACCACGCACCACATATTAACGGCTCAACCGCACCACACCAACGCCAACAGGAGAAGCCATGAACGCCAAAGACCGCAAGGCCGTCGCCAGCATCATTTCCAAGCTGGAAGGCATGAAGGCCGAGATGGAAGAACTGTCGTCCACGCTCAACGACATTGCAGACGCCGCGCAGGAGGCGTATGACAGCATGACCGAGAAGGCGCAAGAATCTGATCGCGGCACTGCACTGGCAGAGTCAACGCACTGCCTCGCGGATGCTGCTAGCGCGTGTGACAGCGGAAACGTGGACGAAGCGCTTGGCGCCCTTGGCAACTTAGAGAGCTAATCTCGCCATTGCGGGGGAAGTCCACACTTCGTACATTCTTTGCTAGACATTCCTTGGCGGGGGTGTCATCGGATAAACCCGAAGTGTGGGCAACAGAAAACCCCCTGATACTCAGTATCGGGGGGCTTTTTGTTATCGGAGAGCCTCGCCAAAGTCTTTCTTTATCTCAAAGACTGGCTTGTCAGGACGTTGCGGGACAGGTATCCCCAACGCCCTCGCCCGAATCGGGTGGACCCACTTCGGGTGGTCGTCGTCGTCGGACGGCTTCAGCTTCGGCACGATGCAATCGTCGATGCTAACAAACGGATGCGCGTAAATGTCGAGGTGCTTCACGCCGCTTTTATACGCCGCGTGGTCTGGGACGAACGACAGTTCGGCCACCTCGTCGATCTCCACCGTCACCCGTTTGTTGCTCCACGTCAGATCGCGCCGGTGAAACTCCATGCGGTCGAATGTCCGGCCATCGCGGCAGATCACCCGATATGCGCCCATGTTCTTCAGCATGACCTGCTTTTCCCTCGTTTTGGGCGCAAATTGGGCCGGTTGACCCTCGGGAATGAACACCCAGACGAACTTCGGATAGCCTTTCTTCGTGCATTCCACGACCTGAAAGCTTTTCAGCTTTTTCAAGATGAAGCTGATATAACTGCCGGTTAGCCCGGTCGTTTTGGGCAGATGCGTGAAGATTTCAACAAACGGAAGCGGCCCCTCCTCGCGGATGATGTCCACGACCCGCTGCACGATGTTGATGTGTGGCATTTTCGGGTCGATGCGGGGGTCAATGGTCACGGCTGCACCCCCATCGCGGCGGAGCGAGGATAGATCAGCACATCCACGTTGCTCTCGTTCTCGGGGTCGATGCGGATTCCGGCGACTTGGATGCCCTCCGCGATCCATTGCGGGATGACCGCGTTAAGCGAAACCGCCCGAACGTAGGCACCGCTTTTGCCGCTGTCAAACCCGTCGCGCCAGAAGATCAGCGGGGCACTCACGGCTGCACCGCCAGCGCCCGTTCATCCGTGACCGCCACCAGCCGCCGCAGCAGCCCCACGGGGTCGATGGTCGTCCATGCGTATTCGGATGCGTCTGCGTCTGCGTCTGCGTATGCGGCTGCGTCTGCGTATGCGGATGCGGATGCGTATGCGGCTGCGTATGCGTCTGCGTCTGCGGATGCGGCTGCGTATGCGGCTGCGGCTGCGTCTGCGGCTCTCGGCTGCACAAGTGCCAGCGCTTCCCACATCCACGCCATGACCAGCGCCAGCCGCTTTGCCTCACGCTCGCGCCCGGTGCCCGCCGACAGCACCAGCAGATCGCGCCATGCTCGGCTGTCGCGAATCGTCGCTGGCATGCGGTCTTGCACGCGAATAATCCAGCGCCCGATCACGCGGCTCATGCAGTCGGGCACGGCGTCTGTCAATGTGCCCGTAAGCGCGAGATTAAGCGCAGCGACGCTGCACGCCTTCTCTTTCGTGCCGATACCTACGGCCAGCGTC